AAGCCGGCGACGATCAAAACGGCACCGAGCACGACCTGAAAAACCCCGCCGCTCTTACTGCCAGAAATTATCGGAACGATGCGGATCTCGGTTGTCCCGCTCAGACCGAACTCGCCCTCCCCGACATTTTCGCGGTTGCGGAAAATTGCGAAGCGCAGACCTCGGCGCGCGGAATCACGAATGAAGTCCTCGAAGCCAGGAACGGTGTGCTTCAGCGCGCTGAACGCCTCACTGGTCGTACCGCTATCAAGCTGGCGAAGGTGCTTGCGACCAAAGGCTTGAGCCAGGCTGCCGGACAGCAAAATGGTGGTCATGAGCTGGTTGTTGGCAGCGGTCATACTTTTCTCCGGTCATTAAAAAACCGCCCGGAGGCGGCTTGGTGTTTTCAGTGGCTTAAATGCACGTTTTCGCGGTGTCCTTCCATCCTCGAGTACCGGCCCAGTCCATGGGGAGGAAGACGCGCACAGACGAGCCGGCACTGGTTTTATCGACAACCGCTAGTGCAACAATGCCGTTGAAAGGTGCTGATGCGGCAATCTTGTACCCTGACTCGGTTTCGATAGAGCTCGTTGACGAATTGAACTCTTGCCACTTAGGAGCAAGACACCTGGAAAACTGCTGCGGTGTTTTTTGCGATAGCCCAGAAAAAACAGGCGCGTCCTGCTCAAGGCCCGAAGTGGTGCATCCGGCTAGCGCAACTAACGCCAGGGCCGTAAGAGTTTTCCGCATTGTTGAGCCTCCATGGTTTTGGCGACTCTAACAGGCCGACGGCGCACAAATACAGGGCCTATCGCTGGTAGCGCATTATGTGCGTCGTGCATTCACGGTAGGCGCGGCCGTAGACCTCGCGGCAACTCAGGCGCCCATATAGATGGTGAAGCAGGACATCACCGTCTAGCCAGATCGCGCCATGGCAAGGTGTCGGGCTGCCGATGGCCATAACGATTAAGTCCCCGCGCTCCGGCGTATCGACCGGAACGAAGCCAGCCTTAGTGAAGTTGTCGACGTACAGATTCTCGCCGTTGTGCCACCAATCATCCTTGCGGTGGAAGTCCATCAGCTCGATGCCGAGTTCCTGCCGGTAGTAGTCGCGGACCAGGGTGTAACAGTCGATCACGCCGTGGACGAATACGCGGCCTTCCAGCGGCAGCTCACCGGTGGCCGGCATTTCATGCCAGGTCGCAGCGCCATCCTTCAGACCAACGATCCACCAAGCCATGCGGCCGACCGCATGACTGGCAATGTCGTGAAGAGACGGCTCGGGGCCGGCGTCCGGGTGCGAATGCACGACCGCGACAATGTCGCCCAGGTCTTCGGCGGCGGCGTAGTCCTCAGGGTGCAGAATGAAGTGATCAGGCTCTTCTGACTGGTTGCGGCACGGCACATAGGCCGGCTTGCCGCGCAGGCTGACGACCAGGCCGACCGACTCTCGCGGATACTCGGCTCGGGCATGCGCTACGGCGTCAGCCCGGCACTTATTGAATAACTCACTCATGGTTAAAGCCTCGGTACACGGGCAATGCCCGGGAAGCCACCGAAAGGAAGCTCACCATTTTCGCCGAAGCGCAGCTTGCAGCCGATCATGGAGCGACTGCACTGATCCTTGCTGATATCGCTGGTCGGCCGGTTGGCATAGTCGGCCACCGGGCCGCCACCATATCCGCACTCCCCCGATCGGTAAGCCCAGAGGCAAGTGCCGGCCACCACTTGGCGGCGCGGCAGTTTCACACCCTGTAGGTCGAGCGGCGAGCCGAGTTCGAACTCGATGGCGGCCGGCGTCTCGTTAGCCTTGCGCGTGATGATCCAGGTTTCAACTGGGTACTCTTCGGCCGGGTTGGCGCTTGGGTTCCAGCTGGCACCGGTCTTCTGGTAAGCCAGTAATCCACGCGACCTGGTTACCTGCATGCTTGAGACGTATACGCCGCTAGCCCCATCGCCCGCATATGTTTCACTTCCGGAAGCATCGCGCGGTATGACTCGGAAATCGAACGAGATTGCCGCTGGGTCTAAAAGGCCAGAGCACCAGATCAGATAAGATCCCCCGCCAAGATCCAGCTGGCCCCGGTCTTGGCTTGCTGAGGCTAGCGTCAGCCCAGTTTGCAGATTCATGTAGTTATCAGCACGGAACCCAATGTTATCAGCCAGGCGAATACGCACCTGGGGCCGGCTTGCGTCGCGCAGTTTGACCACGGCCGACACGGTGTAATACTCGCCAGGGAAGGCCGCTCCAACTTGTCGCAGGTAATGCGCGGTGCCCGCTCCCTCGACAAACTGGCTGACCTGCGATCCATACGGATCAGTCAGCGCTGGCAGCGATGCGGTGACACCCGCCTTCGTCCACGCCGCTTGCGTTGCATCTTCCGACCACAACAGATAGTTGCGCAGGGCGAAGTTCACCGCATCCAGGTACTTGACCAGCGTGCGGCGGCGCTTCAGCTTCACGCCGAGTAGGTCTTCGTACTGCCTGCACAGTGCCGAAACGTTCCCGCCAAAATTGCCGACCTGCAGTTTTGGCCGGGCTGGCGAGCCTTGGCTGGGCGTGGCAAACTCCTGAGCCTGAATCGGCCATGGCGTGTAGACACTCCCCTGCCAGATGACCGACCCCAGCATCTCGTTGGTGCCGGCGTGGAAGCGGAGCGTCTGATCAGGAAGCACCAATTCAAACCCTTCCCAGATCGTCAGCCCGGTCGCCAGCGAAAGCTGGCCCTGTAGAGCACTCATTCGAATACCTCATCAAAGTTGGCTGCCAGCCCATGCACACCGAAGGAAATATCGGTGCGCTTCCACTCACGGCAAACAAAAACCCCGGCTGATTGGCCGGGGTGGTTGTACTTGAACGCCTCAACGGCACCTCTGGCGGATAAGAATCCTTCGATGGCGTCGATTTCAGCGATCTTGCGTGTGAAGGTAAGTGAAAACTGCCGAGGCTTGCGGTTGATGCCGGATGCCTGTCGTTGCTCGTAGCCGTCACCAAACTTGATGACCTTGGCGTTCGGAGTAACAGTTTTGGTGGCGTCATAGCTGGCCAGCCAGGTGAACTCCAGCATGATTCCTCCTTATTTACTAAGTTGCCCGCCATTACGGCGCTCTTGAGCAATTACCTGTCTTGTCACGGTCTCAATAGCTTTTGCCAATTTCGCCGGGTCAGGCATGGCAGCACCTTCGGTGGCGTCGACGTTGACCTCGATAATGACTTGGCTTGGATTGCCGGTTCGTGTTACTGATTGACTCTGCGCAGATCCGGCATCGCCCGCTGATCCAGAGCCAGCAGCAAGTCCGACATACCCGCCATCGGCATAGCCCCGCTTGTTCAAGTTCACCAGGTAATCTTTCATGCCTGGCTGATCAACCACCTCCTTTCGGATAACCACTTCGCCGCCGTGGACAATACCGGCAGGCTCGTACTTCCCACCGCTGCCGGTATATCCGCCAGCGTCGAAGCCACCAGATTGGGTATTCACCCAATTTGAGTAGTCTGATCCGGTGTATCCCGATTGCGTTGCTCCGGATGAGCCACCGAAGTACGAGCTCGCCGCACTGGCGGCCAGGCCAAACAGTCCACTCAACGCAGACGAGCTAGCCTGTCGCACTGCAATACGAGCCATATCGGCCAGCACCGACTTGGCAAAGTCCGCGAACGACAGCTTCCCGGTCATAGCGAAGTTGACGATCGCGTCTTCCATCGAGCTGAAGGCATTGGCGAACAGGCTTTTGCTCTGCGCCGCGACGTTCCGGGCACTGTCCATGTAGTCTTGAAATGCCGAGCTCGCTCCCAACGACCAGTCGGCCTGGGCTGTGTCCAAGTCGTCGTAATACTTGGTCTGCATGGACATGCGTTGATCGAGTGCGGACTGCAACGCGCTCGTTTCCTGCGAGTACAGGCTGTCGCTGATCTGCCCTTTGTTATGCTGCGACTCGAGACGATCAAGCTGCGACTGATAGGACTGCTGAATGCTCAGCTGCTCTTGCAGGCGCTGCTTTTGCTGATCACCCAGGCCCTGCCCCGCCAGGCTGTTGTTGAGGCCGGTTTGCGCGCTGGAAAGCTGGCTGCTCAAATTCTCCTGGAACGCGAGCAGCTTCTTTGCCTCTTCGGTGGCCTTTTTCCGAAGATCCACTTCCGTTTCGAGTGAGGCGTTTCGTTTGAGTTGCGCGGTTATCAGCGCCTCGTTGGATAACAGCGACTTTTGATCGGCCGTCAAAACCTGCTTGGTCTTGATGTCAGCAATCTGTTGTTCCCATTTCGCCAGCGCCTGCTGGGATTGGTTCAGCTTTTGAGAGCTTGTGTCCTGTGCCTGGAGAGCAGCATTCTGCTCTCGAAGGCTGTCGAGCATGCGCATCCCAGCGTCTTCGGTGTAAGCCTTCGCCTTCGGCGTCTTCGGCGCTTTGGGATCTGCGAACTGCTTTGCCGCGGCATCGCGCAGCTGCTTGACCTGCTCCTCGGAATAAAACTTCCCTTTCTGTCGGGCCGACTCAACCTGCTTTTCGATCTCGGCATAGCGGAGCCTCAGCTTTTCAGCATTCGGCGCGGTGTCCTTGAGCGATTGGTTGAGCGCCTCCTGGGAGTCGATGGACTGTTTGTCGAGCACAAGCATCTGCGCCTTGGCTTTCGCCCTGCGTTCGTCTTCTGCCTTCTGAACCAGAATGTTCGTGGTGTCTTTAACGTTCTGTTCGTAGCGAAAAGGATCCTCAACGGCTGCATTCCGGCCGTCGCGCGTCATGTCCTGCATCTGCTCGCGCAGGGTCTTCAGCTTTTGATCGAGCGTCGACTCACGACCGATATCGAGGATGGAGTCCCAGCCTTCTTTGGCAGCCTGTTTCACCAGGTGCCAGGCAGATTCGACCAGACCAAGGTTGTCGATGATCTTGTCGGCCCGGGATTTCAGCGCCTCGGCATAGGTCGACTCCGCAAGGTTCGCGGCAGCCTGGCGGTCGCCCTGCTGTTCCAGCGCGGCAATTTGCGCGTAGGTACTGGCGGTGAGGTAACCGAGTTGGTCGTTCAGCTCTTTTGACGCTTTGGCCGGATCCTTGGCCAGCTTTTCGAAGTCGGCAACAGTGTCAGTGGCTGCCTTGCCGGTGGCTTCCTGCATCTTCAGCGCGGCGATGGCAATGCTGTCGAAGCTTTCGACCGGGATTTTGCCCGAGGCTGCCAGTCGCGCCAGAACTTCAGCGGCAGCACTGACAGTGCTAGTGGTGACGCTAACTGTCCTCGCAAGGCTACCCAATGAATCGACGGTCGCACCTGACGCGCCACCAGTCAGAATCAACGAGGTGCGAAAAGCAGTCGCCTCATCAGAGCCTTGCTTGTATGCCAGGGCCAACACAGCTCCCGCCGCTGCGGCGACAGTGAACGGATTTACCAGCCCGAGCACATAGCCGCCCAAAGCCTTGGCTGCGGGACCAATACCGCCGAACATGTCCTTGAGCTGACCGCCTTGTTGCAGGAATACCGTCAGCGGGCTCTGGCCGGCTTGCAACGAAACAGCGATGTCCGTGAACTGCGCCGGAACGTTACGCAAGTTTGCGGCAAAGGCTTTCGCCGACTGCCCGCCCTTCTGCATGATCGCGTCGGTTTGGGTCAGGGCATTACGTTGCTCTGCCAGCTTGGAGAGATAGTCCTTAAAGTCGGCGTCATCCAAGCGCCCGGCCGCGCGGTGTGCACGCAACTGGGCTTCCATTTTGTCCAGACGACCGTAGGCCGCAACCACTGGGTCAATCTGGCCGACCAACTTATCCAGCTGGCCAGCCTGATAGGCAGCTTCCTTGGTCGCTGACTTGAGCGCGCGTTGCGCCCGGTCCATACCTTTTTCGAAGCCGCCGGTGTTCGCTACCAGGTCGACCGTCAGCTGGCCAAGTGAATCAACCGCCATAAATCACCTCTTAACCGACTGCAGCAGCCGCATGATGTCGTCCGCCGTTGCTTCAGCCGGTTCAGGCCTGGGCTCTCGATCGGGTAGGAAGTCGGAAAATTCAGCCGAACCGCCATTGACCCGGGTGAGGATCGTCGCGAGCAAGGCAAAACCCTGCTCTATGCGCTTGCCGAGATTCAGCGAGCCGGTTTGTCTGACGTACGCCATCCACGAAATAGCCTCGGGATACGTGAGGCTGGCCTTCGCTTCAGCTATTGATCGCCCGCCAATGCCGTTGAGCACCAGCTCATGCCAGAACTCATCGGCGGGCTCTATTTTTTTTCTGCGTCATCCTTGCCGACACCGTTCGCTTGCTGAATGGCGGCCAGCAAAACGATGGTCAGCTCTGCCGTGAGCGGGCCATGGCCGGATGCTTCGGAGCCGAGGATGTCCTCAAGCGTGAAGACCGGCTCGCCGGCTTGATTGCAGACACTGGCGGCAATGCGGATCGCCGTGGCTTCCGCGCCTTCACGTTGTTCCTCCCAACGCTTTGTCAGCGTATGGAAAGAGTCTTGGCGGACGTAGATCGTCGCCTTCTGCAACTTGCCGTCGGCGTGCCAGGCGATGTCTTTCATAACCGGCGCCGCGACAAAGGCGCCGGCGGCTTTCAGTGCGTTGATACTGAGGTCCATGGGGCTTCCTTACGGGGTGATGACTTTCGGTACCAGAACAGGATCGCCAGACACTTGAATACCGACGGTCGACTTCACCACGTCGTTCAGCGCGAAACTGAACGGGAAGCTGTTCATGTAGCCCTCGAAGGTGATCCAGGTGCGGGTGGTCGGCAGGTTGAAATCAACTTCGTTATTTACCACTGCTGTTGCCGCTGCACCGGTACCGCCACCACCAGTGAGCGCGACAGTCGGAGCGCTGGTGTAGCCAGAACCCGGATTGGTGATGGTGAAGCCAGTGACCTTGCCAGCGGAGACGGTGGCGGTCGCCGTTGCGCCAGTGCCGCCGCCACCGGTGAGGGCCACGGTTGGAGCAGTGGTGTAGCCGGTACCGGGATTGGTCAGATTCAACGCAGAGAGCCCGCCGATGGCGCCTACGGTTGGCGGAATACCAACTTCTTCACCCGCTACGATGACGCGACCATCTGAAAGTCCCACCGCCCAGACCAAGCTGGTGCCGGCGGTTTTCAATTGGTGCAGACGGATGTGGGCAGGATTCTGCGGGTCGATGTTGATACCGAACGAGGCAGAGCCTGGCTCAGCCAAACCGGCCTCATAAGTTCGGGCCTTGGAGTTCAGGCAGGTGGTTTCGATCTGCGCGATGGTGGTGTCGATGCCATCCAGCGAGGTAAAGCAACCGACGACGAGGATGGTGTTATTCGCCGGATCGATCGCATACAGATCGGTGCCTTGGGTCTTAATGGTCAATTGATACTCCCCGATTTTCTTGGAAAATCACTGTTGGGCGGGCATAAAAAAACCCGCCGAAGCGGGTAGTTCTTTCTGGTTTCCGGCTACAGACTCACCAGCCAGGCAACATCGAAACTCTTGCGATAGTTTTTCGTGGTTGGGTCTCGGCCATCGGCATTGAATCCGGTGACATGGGCCTGTGGTTCGATCGCGCGGCGGATAGCGGCAGCGACCTGCTCGGCCACGGCGCCGGTATCGGCGTACACATCGACCTGAAGTCCGTATCGGTCGGTATCGGGCCGGCCGCTGACGTAGTTGATCGGTGAACCGCTGATGACCTGCCAGACTGCATAGGGCTTGGCCACGCCTTGAGGCGCCTCACCAAACGGATAGAGGCGCACCGGTGATGCCCCGAGCAAGGTAATCACCGCCGGCGCCGCGGCGCAGATTTTGAAAATTGGTGCTGCCATCAGTTTGCCCCCAACTTGATCAACTGGTATTTGGCCGAGCTGAGGAATTCCTTGAAAACTTCCTCGCGCTTGCTCGCCAGTGCACCGCGCATGAAGGGAAAGGCCGCCGAATGCTCTGTGCCAAGCTCGACATACCACCAGTAGAAAGTGTTGCCACCGCGCTGGCCTGACCTCGATTTCTTCACACCGACCGAGACGATGGCCGCCCCCAGTTCCTCGCCGAGCCTCTTCTGCTCGATCATCGCGATGTTGCTGGAGATTTGGTTTCTGGTTTCCGGATCGTCGATGCGGTCAGCGCGATCCTTCGCGTCGATCATGACCAACTCCATCGCATCCTTTGCCGCCGGCACCGCCACCTTGGTGCGCATGCCCTGGGACAACTCACGGAACTTGGCCGACAACTCATCGGCACCGGTCAACTTGTAGCTCACCCAGTCAGCCATCGTTCACCCCCGCAGATACCGGAATCACCAGGTAATCCAAGCCAGAGTCGTTATCGGTCATGGGCGCTGTAAAATTCCAGATGCGACCACGGTGAACCCCGCGCATATTCGCGACGACGCCCTCCCGATGCCTGATCGTAATTTTTGCCGTGACCTCTGACTGAATGGCTTGCGCGGCCAGCAACTCACGGCTGTTCACGAATTCGAATTTGGCAGGAACCTTGACCCAGCGATCCTGCCAGATTTTGATCATTTCCCCGCTTTCGGGGTCCTGAACCAGCACTGGCTCCTGAATGATGATTCGGTGCCGCAGAAGACCTGCACGCATAATTAGGCCTCCGGAAGCGCTGCGCCGTAGAAGTTCCTGCAGGTGAAGAGCAAGCTTTCAACAGACAGTGGGACCTGAGCTGTAATGGTGCCGGTCACCACTGCTTCGCGGTTCGCGAACCAGTGAGCAACCAGCATCAGAACTGCCTGGGTCATGCGAGTCGGCACCTTCTCAGGCGTGTCGATTAATGGCTCATCGCAGGTGTACAAACAGTAATCCAAAGCAGCCTGGCAATACTGGCGAAGCAGCAGGTCGTGATCCTCATGATCGATCTCGCACTGAAGGCGCAACGTTTCAATCTGGACCACGGCCAGCGCATCTATCGCCACCATTTCAGCTCTCCTTTTTCTTCGATTTTGTGTTCGTGGTGGGCACCGCTTCAGATACCTGTTCATCCTCCACCACTTCTGCCAACTCCATCCCGACCAAAGCTTCAGCGTATTCGTCCTTCACTTCACGAACTTCGAACTGGTCGAAGTTTCCGGCGTGGTAGTGCGAGAACTGCCGCAGTGCGCGAATTTTAATCA